ATGAGCAATCCTCGTGATGTCGCCGTACTGGTGGGAAGTTTGCGCAAGGAATCCCTGAACCTGAAACTGGCCAAGGCTCTTGCAGCCATGGCGCCGCCACAACTCAAGCTCGATATCGTCGAGATTCGCCAGCTTTCCCACTACTGCCAGGATGAGGACGATCATCCGCCCGCGGAATGGACGGCATTCCGCGACCGGATCCGGCGCGCGGACGCAGTGTTGTTCGTGACGCCGGAATACAACCGCTCTGTGCCAGGCGTGCTGAAGAATGCCATCGACATCGGCTCCCGGCCTTATGGACAAAGCGCCTGGGATGGCAAGCCCGGCGGTGTCATCAGCGCGTCCCCTGGCAATATTGGCGGGTTCGGCGCCAACCACCATTTGCGGCAGTCGCTGGTCTTCCTGAATATCCCCGTGCTGCAGCAGCCTGAGGCATACATCAGCGGCGTCGACAAACTGTTCGACGAGCAGGGCGGCATCGCCAATGAATCCACGAGAGGCTTTCTCGGCAAATACCTCTCGACATTCGCGTCGTGGGTTGAGAAGAACGACGCACGCTAGCCAGCAGAACCGCGTCGGCCCCGTCCTACAATGCAAAGCGGACGGGCCTGACATCGGCGACGTCGCCTCCTTTCTATAGTGAACTCACGCTCACCACTACAGACAAGGAGGCCCATCATGCCGTATATCATCGCTTGGATTCTTGGCGTACCCGCCTTTGTTCTCATCCTGATCTGGCTGTTCATGCATTAAGTTGCGAGCGGCAAGTCAGCAAAGCGACGCCTTCGTGGCGTCGCTTTGCATTTCTGCCAACGACAAATGCATGTGGCGTATCCGCTGCACTGCGGTGAATATTCACCTCGCGTATACTTCGGGCTCTTCGCGTGCGATCCCGTCGCGCCCTTGCTACCCAAACGCCATATCTGCATCAGCATGACTGTAAATCCGCGCCGCATCTCGGTTGCTCCGATGATGGATTGGACGAACTAAAAACGGTACAGGCAAGCCCAGAAAGGCAAAGCGGGGAGACGTTGCTCCCCGCGTAGCACTGAAGTAGCATTTCGATCAGCTGTTCAGCTGCTCGCACTCCTTCTTCGCGGCGGCGCGACGCTCGTCGATATAGCCCGCCAGATCCTCCACGTGTACCCCCTTCGCGCTCTTGTTTGAACCTTCGATCCGGACCACGGGCAGGCGGATTTCGCCCAGGCTGATCTTCCGTAGCAGCTTCTCGGGGCTGAGATGGGGGAAGTAGTCTCTGGCCACCACGTCGATAGGGATCACGGCGGTGGCGCCGTACTGGGCCAGCAGAAGGAAGATCGTGGTCATTTGAGTCCCCACAGGATTCGGGTTTGTTCGATGATGCGTTGCGCTGTTTCGTGCATTTGATGGTGGATTCACGATGGCAATCCCGCAGCTGCTGCGCGCAGTGATTCGAGGAAAGGCGCCGCTTTGGCTGCCCGGCGGGCGATCTCCGCCTTGATGGCGGCGTCCAGGGCGGCAGGTTCATCCGCCAGGCCCCTGTGGCGCTCGCACAGCTCCGCACGGTGGTCTGTCACCGGATTCCAGTTCCGGGCCAAATAGACGATCAGGGCGCCCGGCTGGGCATTCTCGGGCGGGCAGAGGCGGCACTTGTTCTGATGGCGACGCTCGCCCACCGGGCGGGAGTTCCGGATCTGCGGATACTTCGCCCGCTCGGCGGCCACCTGGTCGTCTGTCAGCGCCTCAGCGGCCAGCTGCAGGGCGAGGAGGGTGGGGAAGCGTTGATGGGGCAGCGCATCGAGCCAATACGACTCCACGAAGGGTTCGCCAAACGACTCGCGCCGCGCGTCCAGGTGAACGCCAAAGCCATCTCGGTCGGCATAGCGATAGAAGGCCAAGCCGTTGGCGCCGTGGCCGTGGACAGTCGAGTAGAGCGTCAGGTTGTCAGGAATGTTCATGCGAGCTACCCCTTCCTTCTTCGTCCAGCGAAGCGCAGGCTGCGTCGCTTGCCTCAGGCGACTGAGTGACGAGCGCGGCGCGCAGCCCATCAGCGACCGATATTTCCACGCCGTACGCATGCTTGGCTTCGACATCGCTGCCCCAGTCGCCATTCATGCAAAGGCACTCCCGTAGCGAGTCCGCCCCACCTTGGATAATCTCAATGGCACCTTCGATCAGATGGCGCTTGACGACAGCCTCCCCGCCGCCAGGCTGGCGGGCGCGCTCCAGTTCCATCACCCTGTTACGCATTGCGTCATGCGCCTGTTCAACGCCGCATAGTTCCAACTCCAGTTCGCGGATGCGTTCTTCCAACGGCGCGATGTGATGGGCGTGGATCTGGGTCATCTTGCGCCTGAGGCTCTCGCGCTCCGCCGTCGTCATGCCAGACGAAATGGAGTCATCATCATCGGCCTTATGCAGGCCGTAGTCGTGCCGCCATGTCATGCACAGCGAATCGATGCGGTCAGCCATTGTTCCCGCCCTCCGGTTCGGTGCGTGCTGCGGTCTTCATGAAGACGAGCCAGTGCGTCAAGCCTTTGCGGCCGCTGACGTGGCCAAACAGCGGTTGCTGCGGAGCCAGCTCCAGAACCTCGCTTACCTTTACCTGCGTTTCGTTCCATTTGAAGACCAGCGTTCCGCCGACCTCCAGCACGCGGAGGCATTCGCGGAAGCCAGCGCGGATGTCCTCTTTCCAGTCCGGCCCCAATTTGCCGTACTTCGCTGCGAGCCAGCTGCGGGGGCCAGCGCGCACTAGGTGCGGCGGATCGAACGCCACCAGCTTGAATGATCCGTCCGGATAGGGCAGATCGCGGAAGTCCATCAGAGCATCCGGCTCGATGCGCAGCGTGCGCGTACCGCTTTCCTTGCCATGCGAGCGATCCGTAACAGTGACCGTCTCCGCGCGCTGGTCGCCGAACACCACGTCAGGGTGGCCACGGTCGAACCACATCATTCGAGAGCCGCAGCAGGGATCGAGAATCGACTTGTCACGCATCGCTCGCCCCCTGTTGCCGCTCGCGCTGGATGAAATCGCGCCCAGCCTGTGTTAGCTCAAACCGCGAACATTCCAGGAGGCCGCGTGCGACCCATTGCATGAACTTGGAGTACGGCGCGCTCGATTCCCCGCAGTCCTCCATTTCTGCAACGGCACGTGCGAATTCATCGTGGTCGTCCGCCTCGTTCGCCGGGTCTGCCCGGTCCTCTCCGCCATACGCTTCGTTGTGCAAGCTGGTTATGCAGGCTTCAAGGCGGGATGCAAGCTCATCACCTGGAGCGTGGCACTCCGCGAAATGCTCCGCCCATTCGCGCGCCTCCATCAAATCGACAGCGGCCTGGACAACGGCTCGGAGGGGATCGCTCGCCGCGTCTGCGGGATGAGCCGGGCAAGGATGCCGCAGCGAGCCGTTCCCGGATGGGCAGGTGCACTCTGCGGGGGTGGCGGATTGCTGGCGGGCGGCGTCGAAGCGTTGAAGACAGTCGCGCGCGAGTTCCTGCATCGTGGCCGCAGAGCCTTTGCAGTTGTGGAACGAATTGGCAATCAGGTTCAGCGTGGCGCGTACCTCGCGGGCCAGCGGCAATTCATCCACCTGCGCAGCGGGTGCCGGTGCGGCATAGATGCCCGTATTGCAGTGCGCGCAGCCAAGGTGCTCGCGTTCAGCGGCTTCCGTCGCATCGACAGGCGCGGGGCAGTTGGCGTGCGGCGCTGGTGCGGCGGGCGCAGCGTCGAGCATGGCTGCGTATGCATCGTTCATCATGCAATCGTCGATTGGGCGCACTTTCGAAAACCACGCTTCCGCGAATGCCACAGCCATTTCATCGGTAGGCTCAACGGGGACCAGCTTCCATCCCTGCGCCACCCCCTGCCCATTCCGGGCATCCGCAGAATGGGCGGCGAGTATGGCGCGCTCAGCGTTGCGAAAGTCAATCATGTGCATCCCGTTTCCCAATTCAAGATTGGCGATGCCCATTTGCAGGTAGTGCAGCGCTTCAGTGATCCCCGCCTGGCGTGCGTTGTGGTCGGTCATGATGGATCCTTGGTCAGTTCGGCTGACGGCCCACAGCATTGCGGCCCTTCGGTGCTTCCTTCCACCACTTGGCGGGTTTGCCGCTGGCTCCGTAATCAAAGGGAGTGAACACCTGGCCCATCTGAACCTTGTCGCGCAGGAAGCCCCACACCTTCACGTCCTTGGCGGGAACGATGAACAGTGACCAGACTTCAGTTGGCGTGTGAACTCCAGCCAGCGGACCCGGACTGAGGATCACGCGGTGGAACGTGTCGCCAGTCAAGAAGTTGAACCAGCGGACTTTGCGCATGCCGATGCGCGTGGCCTCGTAATACCAGCCGCGCAGGATGAACGAAACAGCCCAGCGCCACGGATGGTCGTGCAGGCCGCGGTCGGGATCGGAGCCGACGAAGCGGTGCAGGTAGACGCGGATTCCGAGGAAGGCGCACACGAAGTAGCGCTCCAGATAAGGACGACCGGCCTCGCTGATGATTTTGCAGGGGCGGCTGGCGGAGTACGCCAGGAGAAGGTGACGGATCATTCTTATCTTCCCGGGTGCTGTTCGAAGTGGTTGCCGGCGCAGATTTGGCGAGCAGGGTTGACGTTGAGGCCCCACGAGAATGCTCGATTGAACTTCGCCTTCGCGGCCTCAATAACATCGACTTGGACACAGAATGGCTCGAGATCCATGTCCATGCCGCAATGCGCGCACTTGTCGCAGCCCGGCTTTACGTGCTCGATCGCTTTGTTCGGATCGGCCGTGCGCCAATCAGGCCAGACGCGGCCTTCGTTTTTGGTCTGCTTCGCGACGATCGTTGCAACGATCTGCTCCGGGCTCGCGCCAGCCCGCCACGCGCCGTCCAGCGCAAGGATTACGACGTCGATCCATTCGGTAATGTCCGTCGGGTCCGCCTCAATCTCGCGCAGCTCTTTACGGATGTGGTCGATCACGCCTGCGGCACGCGCGCCCGGACCGAATGTGCGCTCGGACCATTCGCGCTGACGTTGCAGGTGAGCGTAGATGTCGAACCCCTCAATGCGGGCGTGAAGGGCAGTTTGTGTAGTCATCGAAATAGTCTCCCGTGGATTTCATCGAGCTTCTCCACTTCGTCCGCTGTGAGATCGACGATGCGCGAACGTCTGACTTTCTCTTTGAGGGCTCGCACGAAGATGACTTCCTCAATACGAAGCTCTTGCGTGTCGATCAGTCCGACCAGGCGATCAATCATCGTCGGGGTGCTGACGATTCCCATCTTGGACATTCCTTTTTCGAACCGCTGCAGCCAGCGGTGGTGGGCATAAGCCGCCAGGCCGAGCGCGACAAAAGGCGCGACCAGCGCTGGTAAGGCGGCGAGAACGGCGATCAGCGTAGGCATGGCTTAGGCTTGGTATGGAGCCCAACCAAGCGTTGGGAGCCCCGTCGTTTTGCTCACGACGGGATTGCCGTGCTTGTCGATTTTTTGCTTTCGAACCATGACCTTCGGCGCGTAGATCTTCGAGGTGCGTTGCGCAACCTCGATCCATTCCCGCGCAAACTGAGGGGCGTCAAACGTGGGGCTGACTTGCACAGGCGCATGGCTGACGAGAATGGTCTCTGCGACTTCACCTACCTTCTCTTTCCATTCCTCTTTGGTCTTGCAGTCGTGACCGCGCTCCAGGCGCTTTTCTGCAAGCTTCATGGCATGAGTGATCGTCATGCCGTAGACACAAAACGCGGACATGAGGCTCTTCTCCTTTTCAATGAAGGCGTACCAGAACCGGCGCGCCATTGATCCAGCGTCCGGTGACCCTGAAGCCTTCGGCGCGACGAGCGCGCACGTACTCCTCCCATGTGATGTCGGGACTCATGACTGCCTCCAAATTGGGGTGGTGGTGGGCGCTTCTGGGTTGAACGCTGCATAGAGGCCGGAGAGGGCGATCACGCCGGCGGCCGTGGCAAACCAGAAGGCAATGGCGCGGAGCAGCCTCATGCTGGAACCCCGCAAGCCTTGAGGACGAGCATCCCTGCGAGCACGAGCGGCGGCAGGACGAAATAGAGCAACGTGGCGACGAGAATGGGGCGGGCGTTCATGCTGCGCTCCCAGTGGCGCGCTCAATGACCGCCGCGCGCTCATGGAAGCGGGTGGTGCCTTCGCCGTCCACGCCATCACGCGCATTGCGCTCAGCCCAGACTGATTTCTGGAGCACTGACATGATCTGCAATCCGTTCTGGATGATGCGGTGGGCATGCTGCAGTTCGCGCAGCAGCTCGGCCTGGCAATTGATCGCGGCGGCTTGCCGTTGGGTGGCTTGGTCGGGCGTCATGCTGCCTCCTTTAACTGCCGAGAGGTCGCATATTCCTGTTCCGCGCGCGTCAGGTGCTCGACCGAAGTGAACACCTGCAGATTCAGGCGCCCCTTCTTGAACACAACGGTTCGGAGAGTGGTGCGGCTGGTGTCGTCCCGGTCGATGATCACGAAGCCCACTGTCAGGAGCGCCTTCATCAGAGAGATCTCCGACGACGTCGTTAAGACAGAGATGCAAAGCGTGTTGCGCTTGCCGTATGCGGGCGAGAGGCTGCCTGCGTAGAGGGTGTGCCCGGCGGCCTGAATGGCGGACTGCATCGGCTGGAGCATGGCCAAGGCGGAGGCCATCTGCTTGATCTCCTGCAGGCGCGCGCGGTTGCGCTGGTCTTCCCATGCAAGCGCCTGCTGATGCAGCGGCAGCGCCAAGATCTGTTGGGGGGTCAGTGCCTTTGCCATGGCTTAACCCTCACCACCAACACGGAACAGCTGCACCACAACGATGAGCAGCAGCGTCCAGGCCATGATTCCGATAGGTACGAGCAGTTCCATCCCTCTATCTCCCGATATGCGCCGTGGCGCGTCGATGGAGGGAACTATACACCAACGAATAGAAATAGCAATACGCGAATGAATAGTTTGGTGCGCTATGTTCCCTCGAGTCGTTTGGCTCGCGCCAGACGGCGCGCCAAGTCAGTTAGGTGTTCGACCGATAGCAGGTCGTCTTCCAGATAGGCGCCGTTGACGAAGGCCTTGTAGGTGCCGTCGTCTTGGCGGAACAGGTGGATGGAATCGTCTCGATTGGTGCGCGGCAGTGCGTCGGCACGGTCAATTCGCCCCGTCCGGCGCTTGTGCTCGGCGAGGCTAACTACGTTGCTCATGTGACCCCTCATGCGCAAGCTTTGAGTTTTGGCCTGCAGTTCTGAGGTATTCACTTAACTCTGATGGGGTGCTGTATTAACCCCACGTTAGACGGATGCTGTGTGGTCAGCCGCACTCGAGGCAAATGTGTCTGCCAGCCGGGGCGAAAAAAAGCCCGCTAGCGCGGGCCCAGTCTGATCGTAGAGGTGTCAACGGGTTTTTGCCCGTTTGTTGCGTACCGGCACAGGATCAGGCTCCCCGCCGTGTATCTCCCGCGCGCCGCTGTCCCGCCTGACTTCTGGGCTGTGGGCCAGCCTGGGTTGGAATAGGGCGAAGTCGCCTGTAGCGCTTGCTTCCTGCAACACGCCGAGCAATTGGGAAAGGACTGCACTGGGCAGCTTGTGGATCAGTGCCTGGGCCGCCTCGAGTTGTGCGGCGCGAACACGTTCCTCGATCGACAAATGCGAATGCGCTGCGGCTAGAAATGCTGCGCTTCCTTCGGTCGGATCTGCCGGCGCCTCGGGCGGCGCATCTCCAGGCCCTTCTGCCAGCCAAGTTGCCGGCACGTTGAGCGCCGCGGCGATCTTCTTAATCGTGCCGAGTTCTGGAGTGTCGGTCTGGCCCTTGAGGATGCGATTGATCGTCGGCTGCGGGACGCCCGTCATCCTGGCGAGAGCGCTTTGGCTCTTCACCTTCCGGGTTTGCATCAGGCGATCAAGGCGGGTTGCGATTGTCATGTTTCTCGATATACGGCGGCGAATAGCTACGGTCAAACAGCTATTCATGTGCGCATTGACAAGCTATGCGGCAATGTATAGTCTGGAGGGCATGGACAAGACCCACCAAGTCAAGCTTGCCGAACTGAAGGCTCACACCGGGATGAGCGAGGTAGCCCTTAGCCGCCGCCTGCAAATCTCCCAGCCGACGGTCAACCGGATCCTGAACGGCCAAGGGGACTGCAAAGGCAGCACCTTGGTCGCAATCGACCGGATGTATGTCGAGGTGTTTGGCCGGCCGTTGGCCGCCTGATTAATTTCCGCTCTGGCCGTCTTCCAGTGCTTGTGCGATGCGTTCCAGTCGCGCAAGGAGTTCGCGCGTCGCGCGAATGCAGTCCTGAAGTGCAGGGCGCTGGTCCGGTGGGAGGCGGCGACCGCGGTGGGGTTTGCCTTTTCCAGTAGCGAGCCATTGGGCAGAAACGCCGAGGGCGCGCGCAATGGCTTCGGTGTGGCGGCTACCGGTCGCATTGCGGTTCGGATCCGCGAGGTACTGGATGGATTGGTACTCGACGCCGACGAGCCGAGCCAGGGCGCGCCGAGAGGTCGGCGGATCTGTCTGTTGCATGGCCCAGCGGAGGCGTTCGGCGTACGTGTACATGCGGTCGAGTGTGTCATTGCCTCTGTGCAGATGTGTCTGTGATTTGCCGGTAGAAGCTTCTGCCGGGCTGGGCGAAGTGATCGCCTGGCAAAAAAATTTTCGGTTCCGCGCGACCGTGGAAGCAACCGTGGAACCGATTGAATTTCGCAATCAGGAGAAGAAGAAATGCGGGTAGCCGATCAGTCTGAAAGTGGCGCCAGTAAAGCGATTCGAGGCCTTTACGTTGAAGGGAAGGGGCGGTTTTTCCCAGACGAGGCGATCGCCAGCTGCAGCAGCTTTCGAGACGCGTGCGCGCTGGCGTGGGCGAACCGCGCAAATCCTGATCTGACTTTTCAGATGCTGGCGGTGCTGGCGGGGCTTCAGCACCAGCACGTGGGCGACTACTTCAACCGGGACGAGCGCACCGAGAAGGGCCATCCGCGCCGCTCGTTGCCGGCCGAAAAGCTCGACGCGGTCGAAGCGGTGCTCGGCAACCGGATTCTGAGTCAGTTCCTGATGTACCGCGGGGCGCTGACCATCATGGAGGCGGTACTGGCTCAGAGGGCTGCATGAAGGATGCCGAAGCACTGAAGGCGATCGACGTGGCCACCAGAGCCATGCAAAACGCGCTGGAGACGAGTGGGGGTGACGACGTACGCCTGACGAAGGCGCTGGCGGAGTCGATGCAGGACCCGGTGGTGGCAAGGGCGTTCAGGACGGTCGGCTACCTCACCTCGATGTCAGAGATCAACACGAAGCACTGAGGGGCAGACATGTACGAAATCATGAGCCGCGCTGCGGTGCGTGAGCAGGGCGCAGAAGCGTTCCGGCGGGGCAGCGCGGCGGTGGACAACCCGTACATGCCCGGTACCGACGCCCACCTTGAGTGGAACGCCGGATACAAGGACGAGAAGTACAAGCCGACCAGACAGCAGGCGTAGGGGAGAGGGCATGCACACACAAGTCGCGCACACCAGCATCCGGACCTACCGGGACATCAAGAAGGACGGCACTCTCAGTGCCAGGCAGCGCCAGGTGATGCTGGCGATCCAGCCGTACCCGGCGGATTACTCGCTGCAGGAGTTGTGCGAGCTGACCGGGCTGCCGGTCAACATCGTCAGTGGCCGCGTCAATGAGCTGCGGGAGGAATTGGGCGAGTTGGAGCGAGCACCGGCGCGCAAGTGCCGCATCACTGGCCGCACGATTCGCCCGGTACGCCGGCCGCATCCGCAGATGGGGCTGTTCTGATGCAGGTCGTCGTCATTGCGAACGGCAAGGCCGTCCGCGTCAACCCGCTGCTGCACCCGGACCTCCTGTGTCACGGCCAGCAGTGCTATCTCCGCTTTCCCGGCATTTGCCGCAACAACCCGGACACAGTGGTGCCGGCTCATTCCAACCAGCTGAAGCACGGCAAGGGGAAGGGCATCAAGGCGGACGACCGCATGACGGTGCCGGGCTGCTTCCAGTGCCATGCCGAGCTTGACCAGGGTGGACGCTTCACGAAGGAACAGAAGCGCCTGCGTTGGGACCAGGCATATGACCGGTGGGCGGCTTACCGCCTGAAGAAATTCGGCGTGCCGGCGGCGCGCATCGAGGAGGCCGCATGACGGTGTTACCTGAACCTTTGACGCCGCCTGGCTGTGACCTACGTGACTTCCCGTTTCTTCCAATCGACATCGCTCGCCTGTTTGGGTCCGAATTCCACGCCTTGGCGAACGACTCGGAATGGCGGGCCGGGATCACCCTGTGGCTCAAGTCCTTCCATCAGGTGCCCGCGGCATCCTTGCCCGATGACGACGTCGCACTGGCGCGCCTGGCTGAGCTTGGCCGGGACATCAAGACATGGAAGCGGCTGCGCGACCGCGCCCTGCATGGTTGGATGAAGTGCTCGGACGGTCGTCTCTACCACCCCGTGGTGGCGGAGAAGGTACAGGAGGCATGGAAAGGTAAGCAGGGGCAGCGCGCCCGTACCTGCAAGGCGCGCATCAATGCCTTTCTCACCCGTCTGTCAAAGGCTGCTGATGCGGTGGATTTTGCCCACATTGAGACCCTGATTACCTCGGCTCTACAGGAACTGTCACAGCATCTGCCACAGGCTGAATTTCAGTCAGTCACAAAGTCTGTCACAGACTCTGTGACTGAAACCAAGAGAAAGAGAGAGGGAAAGGGAGAGGGAAAAGAAAGTATTTCCGTTCCTGACGGAACGGGCGGCCAGCCGCCTGCCATGACCGCCGAGGAGCGGACGAAGCGAGAGCTTTGGCGGGCAGGGAAGTCCCTCCTCCGTGATGCCGGACTGCCGGAGGCCCAATGCGGGAGCTTCGTCGGGAAGCTCGTCCAGGACTACGGCGACGCCATCGTGATCGACGCCGTGCGCGCGGCCGTTGTGGCACAGCCGGCGGACCCATCCGAGTACCTCAAGGCCACTTGCCAGCGAATGCGCGGTGAGCGAAAGAGCCCGAACCGGCAGGAAGCGCTGGAAGCCAACAACCGGGCAGTGGCCGAGCAGGTCGCAGCCGAGATCGCGGGAGCCGCAGCATGACCCCCCAGGACGCAAGCAGATTTTCCACGCTGGTGGCGGACGTCCACGCGTTCTACCGCCAGGACTACTCGGTGTTCGCCGGGAAGGTCTGGTGGCAGGCGATGGCGCCGTTCTCGTTCGAGGCTGTGGCCGAGGCCTTCAACCGGCACTGCGTGAACCCGGATGCGGGGCAGTTCATGCCGAAGCCGGCAGACGTGGTGCGGATGCTGCAGGGCTCCACACAGGATTCTGCGCTCGTGGCCTGGGCGAAGGTGGATCGCGCGGTGCGCTCGGTTGGCACCTACAGGTCCGTCCGCTTCGACGATCCCTTGATCCACCGAGTTCTAATCGAAATGGGTGGCTGGATGTACTTGGGCGGGAAGGGCGAGGACGAGTGGCCGTTTGTCCGCAATGAGTTCGTGAACCGGTACCGCGGCTACCGGATGCGCAATGAAACGCCGGACTACCCGCCGCACTTGATCGGTATGGCCGAGGCCCAGAACGCCAAGAGCGGGTTTGCCATCGAGCAACCGACGCTCATCGGTGATCCGGCGCAGGCGGAACGTGTTGGGCTGGGGGGCACGAATGCTCCGATTCTGATGGTCACGCGAGCAGGCGAGCGGGCTGCCGCTGGCGTCCTGAGACTGGCTGACGCCAAGGGGCAAGCATGAGCATGTGGGGGCGGTATGCGAACGGACGAAGCCTGGCGCCACGAGTGCGAGGTGCGATGGCTGTCGGGAAGGTCGGACGCGGACGTGACGGCGTATCTGGTGAAGGTGGAAAAGCACCGGGGGCGGCCAGCAGCGGTGCAACTGGCATCGGACATCCGAGCGCACCGACGCGCAAGGCGAGCAAGTACGGCAATGAGCGGCTGACGGTGAATGGCGAGACGTTCGACAGCCGGCGCGAGATGGAGCGGTACTTCCATCTTCTGGTGTTGCAGCGGGCCGGACACATTTCGCAGCTGGAGCGCCAGGTGGTTTTCATCCTCGCGCCCGCGGTGGTCATCGGCGGCCGGAAACGTCCCCCGCTGAAGTACGTGGCGGACTTCGCCTACGTCGAGCGCGGCGCAAAGGTGAAGACGGTGGAGGACGTGAAGGGCGTCATCACCAAGGAATACCGGATCAAGCGACACCTGATGGCGGTGATGGGGTTTGAGATCAAAGAGGTGCGGTGATGGGCTGGAGCCTTGGATATGACAGCAATTGGAAGCGGGATGTTGGTTACGGCGTGCCGGCCGAGTGCGACCACCCATCGTGTTGCGAAGAGATCGATCGTGGGCTGGCGCACGTCTGTGGTGGCGACGTCTACGGAGGTGAGCGCGGATGCGGCCTGTATTTCTGCGGGAAGCATCTGTTCCTGTATGACCGTCTACCGCAGCTGTGTGAGCGGTGTGCGCCGCGCCGGCGCAAGCCGTTCCTGGCGAAGCCGGATCATCCGGCCTGGATCGAGTGGAAGTTGACCCACGAAAGCTGGGCGGAATGGCGGGCGGAGAACCCGGAAGAAGTGGCAAAGATGCAGGCAACCAAGGAGGTCAGATGAGCAACGCCATCAAGGTTCACGAGTCGTCTGTGGACGAGAAGCGATACCGCGCCGTGCTGGATGAACAGCAGATTCTCAGTGTCCTTGCCGCGGTGATTGCTGCCCAGGCCGGCGTGGATCTTGACGCCAAGAATGTCTCGCTGCGCACGGTGCACATCACTTCCCGTACGGGCAGCCTGAGCAGCACCAACAGGTACGAGGCCGTTGTCGAGATCGTGGTGGATCAGCGGGCCCAAGACGAAGGCCAAGCTGTATGACGGCCGCAGACATCTGCGACTGGTTTGCAGCCCTGGTGATGGCGGGCGTTGCGCTTCCAATTCTGTGGGGGATGGTTCGATGACCATGCTATGGACGGAGGCAGAAATGGTGAAGCTGGCCGATCTGGTCAGCCAAGGGCTGAAGTGGTCGGAGATCGGCTTCCGGTTGGGACGGAGCGGCAATGCCGTCCAGATGAAGGCGGCAAGCATGAATCTCGGGCCGAAGCCGTTCAAGGGCAAGCGGTCACCGGTGTGGCGACTGATCGTGAAGATCTGTGCAGATGGCCGGCCTCGCACCGTCCATGAGTTGGCTGCCGTCACCGGCGTGAGCCGCGTCCGCATCGACTGCCTTATGAAGGAGCACCACGCGGCACGCGAAGCGCACAGGGCGGACTGGCTGAAAAGTCGTCGAGGACCGCCTAAGCCGCTGTGGTTGCCTGTAGCCGGAAAAGACGCCGCGAAGCCGTATGTGCCGACCGCCGCGGAGCGACAGTGCGCCCGCATGCGTCGAATGAAGGAAGAAGACCCTCTCCGCTACAAGGCAATCGTCGACCGTTGCACGTTGCGGCGGAAGCTGAAGCGCGGCGCCGTGTCGCAGCAGCATCCGGTGGTGCAGGCGCTCTTTGGCATGGGGATGTCGGCATGACAGAGAAGCGGAAGGGCGGCCCTCTGTCCATCCTGGCGGCGAGGCTCTGCGATAACCCCGAATTCCGCCGGATGGTGGCCGTCCGCACCGGCAGGCCGTGCGAGACGCCGAACGACGCGCGAGCCCGCATCCTGGAGCGATGCGGCGTCACGTCCCGGGCGGACATCGACCACGTGCCGGAAGCGGAAGCGGAATTCCACGCCGCATTCCGGCTGCCATGGATGCGGTGGCAGCAAGGCGTTAGGTGAACGATCAATTGAGAGAGACATAAACATGAGCGACAAATCCCGCGTGACGATTCAGGTGTCGGAGACCCGGAGCATCATCATCTATGGCACGCGTAACGGCCGCGCCTTGGCGGCAACCAAGGCAGTTTGCACAGACTATCGAGGATACGTGCTGCTGCTCGGTCAGAACGGCAAGGTCTACTCTCCGCACGTCAGCGGCATTCATTGGGCTGACATACAGAAGGCGTCGGACAGGCAAATGCTGCTCCTCAAGGGGCTGCAACAGCTGGGAGTGGTAACGGCGGAAGAAGTGGACGCTGCGGCCGCGAAGGGGCGCATGCACGATGAACGTCGCACCCGAAAGCAGCTGGCCTACCAACTCCGCGAGTCCGCACAGCAGCTTGGGATCAAGATCCCCGCCGCGATGGAAAAAAGACTGAACGCCGCTTGCTGAGGAAGCGATATGACATTGGATGAGCGATTGGACAACTGGGGCAGAGCTCAGCGCCTCGGCGGATACAGAGGACGATCCATCGGCTCAGCGGAGGGCCGGTACCGGGCAACACTGCCGGAGGCGAACATCGACAGGATGCTGATCGATGAGAAGGATGCAGCTGAGGTCGAGAAGGCTTGGGGGCAGCTTCTACCGTTTGATAAGGACGTGCTGCGGCTCTATTACATCTGGGAGGCGCCGGCGCATCTGATGTGTCGGCGCCTGCGGATCCGGTACCGGCCTGCGAGCGTGCTTGACCTTGCCGTCTTGCACGCTAAACGGGAGATCGCGTTGGCCTTGAAGCGCGCGGCCGAAACGCAAATGGCTATTGAACATCGGAATCGGCCCCGCTATACTGCGTGCACAACTTGACCACCGGCCAATCGACCGAGACCGCACCCTGAAGGGTGCGCTCGTTCGCCCGGAGAAAAGCCCGCCCAGTTCGCTGCGCGGGCTTTTTGCTTTTGTCGTGTCCTGAATGTCTCCTCCCCGGTGTACGCCTGGGTTTGGGTATGGTAGGCCGCTACCTCCGTACCCGCTTCTTATTCTTTGTATGTCTATCTCGGTCTCGGTTCGCATGGATGTCAAGGCGCTCCAGCGTGACTTGGACAACTTCGCGCGCAAGCAGGTCCCGTTCGCGGCCTCACAAGCGCTTAACGCGGTCGCGCGGAAGGTGCAGGCAGCGCAGAGGGAGAACATGCAGAAGGTGTTGGACCGCCCAACCCCTTTCACGTTGAACGCTGTGAGTGTGAAGCCGTCTACCAAGGCCACACTTACCGCCACGGTGTTCGTCAAGGACATTGCCGCGGCTTACCTTTTGCCCTATGAGCAGGGGGGCAAGAATAAGCTCAACTCTCGCGCGCTCATCAAGCCGGTCGCTCAGAAGGTCAACCAGTACGGCAACCTTGCTCGTACCGCCGTAAAGCGACTGGCGACAAAGAAGGGTGTCTTCGTCGGGAAGGTGCAGACGAAGAGCGGGCTGGTCGACGGCGTGTGGCAACGGACAAAGCCCGTCCGTGGCAAGGCGGCCGGCCTGAAGCTGTTGGTGAAGTTTCAGGACGCTCACGATGCGAAGCCGCGGCTCGGGTATGGCGATGTCGCTCGGAAGACCGTAGCGGCGTCATTTCGTCGCGAGCTCGACGCCGCATTGACGAAGGCTATGAAGAGTGCGAGGCGGTGACGACAGCGCGGGTCCCTCCTGGCGTGCTGGTATCACGGGCAATTGCGCACCGCGCCTTTCGTCTAGCTACAGACTTTTCAAATTTGGGTAACAGGTAACAGCGCCCCATGAAGCAGAGCGAGTTCGCGGCACTTCACAACGTCAGCCGGAAGACGGTGACAAAGTGGAAAGAGCGCGGCTGGCTTGTGTTTGCGGGCGATGAGGTCGATGTCGAAGCGTCGAACGCCAACCTCAAGAAGTACCGCCGCGACGGGGTTGCACCTGTTACCCAATCTGTTACCCAAGGTGGGCAGGGTAACAACTCGCAGCACAAGCGGAATGCTGTTACCCCTCCCGATTCGGAGGTAACAGTCCGCAGTGGCGAGACACCTGGCCGCGCAGCTGAGCGGATCCTGATCGCCACCGGCGCGGAGATGGATTTCGAGGAAGCGCGACGGGTGAAGGAAAACTACTTCGCGCTTCAGGCTCAGCTTCAGTATGACCAGGACGCCGGCCTCGTCGTCGCGGTGGCGGACGTGGCGAAGGCGGTGGGCGAGGAATACGCGAAGGTCCGGACCCGGCTGCTCGCGATCCCGTCTGAGCACGCGCCGCGGCTGCATCGGCTGAAGACGGTCACCGAGATTCAGGATGTCCTGCAGGAACTCATTGTTGACGCGCTCGAGGAACTGACCCGTGATGGAGTCGAACGCCCCGCCTGACGCGCGGCGTTATGCCAGCGGGTATGCAGCGCTGCGGCGGGAGCTACTTGTCGCGCGCCGACGCAACATTCAGCCCCCTCCGAAGCTGAGCCTGAGCCAGTGGGCTGAAAGGTATGCCGTGCTGTCGCGCGAGACGAGCGCGCAGACCGGCCGCTTCCGGGCTTTCCCGTATCAGAATGGGATCATGGATGCGGTCACCGACCCGACCGTCGAGATGATCACGGTCCAGAAGTCGGCTCGGGTGGGGTACACGAAGATCCTGGACCACGTCGCAGGCTACTTCATCCACCAGGACCCGTCGCCAATGCTGATCGTGCAGCCTCGGGTGGAGGATGCCGAGGACTACAGCACGACGGAGATCGAACCGATGCTGCGGGATACGCCCGCGATCGCAGAGATCGTGGGCGACCTGAAGAAGAAAGATTCGAAGCAGAAGATCCTGAAGAGGGTGTTCCGCAACGGTTCGTCGATTTCCTTCGTCGGTGCGAACAGCCCAGGCGGCTTTCGGCGCATCACCGCCCGCATCGTCGCGTTCGATGAGGTGGACGGCTACCCGGTGCAGGGTGCTGGCAAGGAAGGCGACCAGATCAAACTGGGGATCAAGCGGACCGAGTCGTTCTGGAACCGCAAGGTCATCCTCGGCAGCACCCCTACCGTCAAGGGTTTCAGCCGGATCGAGAAGAGCTACAACAACAGCGACCAGCGGCGGTATTACGTGCCCTGTCCGCAATGCGGCGAGATGCAGGTGCTCGAGTGGGGCGGCCCGGATACAGCGTACGGCCTGAAGTGGGACAAGGATGAGAACGGCAACGGGTTACCGGACACCGTGTATTACGTCTGCCGCCACAACGGCTGCGTCATCCACGATGCCGACAAGCCCGATATGGTGGCGCGCGGAGAATGGCGCGCCACGAAGCCGTTTCAGGGGCATGCTGGCTTCCATATCTGGGCCGGTTATAGCCTGTTTCCGAACGCTTCGTGGCGCAACCTGGTGGCCGAGTGGTTGGACGTGAAGGACGACCCGCTCGCGCGGCAGACCTTCATCAATCTGGTGCTCGGTGAGACGTACGAGGACCGGGGCGATCGAGCGCTGAAGGAAGACCAGCTCGTTGCGCGTTGCGAGGTCTGGCCCGCCGAGGTGCAGGACGGCGTGGCCGTCGTCACTATCGGTGTCGATACGCAGGACGATCGCTTCGAATGCGAGGTGGTCGGCTGGGGGCGGAACGAGGAAAGCTGGTCCATTGCGCACGAGGTCATCGAGGGCGACCTCGAGACGCCGGAGCCGTGGGAACGCCTCGATGCGTTCCTCAAGCGAATCTGGTATCGGGCCGATGGCCGCGGGTTCGAGGCGATGGCGACCTGCATGGACTCGGGCGGTCACCATACCCAGAAGGTCTACGAGTTCTGCAAGGAGCGTCTCGGCCGCAGGGTTTGGGCGATCAAAGGCGAATCCGCTGTTCGGGGCAAGCGTAACCCGGTGTGGCCGACCAAGAAGCCGAGCCGCCGTACGAAGTCATCGTTTCGGCCGATCATCCTCGGCGTCAACGCGGCGAAGGACACCATCCGGAACCGGCTGCATCTTGAGACGCCGGGCCCGGGCTACATGCACTTCCCCGCGGATCGGGACATCAACTATTTCGCGCAGCTCACGGCGGAGCGAGTGCTGGTGAAGGTAGCGAACGGCCAGCGCTACCGCGTGTGGGACCTGCCATCTGGCCGTGCCAACGAGGCGTTGGATATTCGGGTGTACGCCTACGGCGCGCTCTGCGGGCTGTTGCATCTCGGGCTGAAGCTGAACCAGCGTGCTGACGAGGTGCTCGCGACGGTTCTGCAGGTTGAAGCCGGCACATCGGAACCCACGCGAGTCGCGGAAGACGTATCGATCGACGTGCGTCCGCCGGCGGTTGCCGAGCGAATGCCGCGGGTGATCGTCGCAGAGCCAGTTGCAAAATCCCGCGTCAGTCGTCTGGCGTGAATGTCGCTTGCCAAATGGCGGGCAATGCATGGAGAAGTAATGTTCGATCCTTCGATCTCGATCTTCGCCGGCATGTCGCAGGCCGCCTTGCAGAAAGCCCTCGCGGACGCTCAGGCGGCGTTGATCGCGCTCCAGACTGGATCGAAGGGTGTCTCGTTCAGCTACACGCAGGGTGACGGGGCGAGAACCGTCACGTATCAGCAGGCGGACATTGGCGCGTTGACGGCGCTGATTCGACAGATCCAGCAGCAGCTCGGGATCATTCCCCGCGCTCGTCGCCGAATTGGCTTCGTGTACCGATGATGGAAAACACCGTATCGATCGTGGGCGCTGACGGGGCACCGCTCAAGCCCAGCCGCGCCCGGATGCTGACCGGCGGATCCAACACGCCGTACGACGCGGCCGACATCCGGGGCGACCACGTTGCGGACTGGAATCCCTATCTGTGGTCGCCTGACGGCGAGCTCAACATGTACCGCGACCGCATCGTGTCGCGCGTGCGTGACCTGGTGCGCAATGACGGGTGGGCTTCCGCCGCCGTCACGCGGACCCTGGACACGGTGGTTGGTGCAAATTTCCATCCCGTGTTCAAGCCCGATTATCAGTTCCTGCGTGCCTACAGCGGGAATAGCGGTTTCGACCATGTGTGGGCCGAGGAGTACGGCCAGGCGCTGGAATCGCACTACAGGTCGTGGTCGGAGGATCTCGGACTGTACTGCGACGCCCAGCGCAACATGACGATCGCCGAGATGATGGCCGTCGCATTCCGGCATGAGCTAGTGGACGGCGACGCCCTCGCGCAGGTGCTGTGGTTGCCGCAGCGCGTCGGCATCGGTCGCGCGCGGTACGCGACCACGATCATGCTGATCGATCCCGATCGACTGTCGAATCCGCAACTCCGCTACGACCAGAAGTCGCAGCGCGGCGGTGTCGAAGTGGACGAGTTTGGCGCGGCGGTCGGTTACCACATCCGTCGCGCGCACCAGGGCGACTGGTTCAGCGCTGGTGATTCGGTGCGTTGGGATCTGATCCCGCGTGAGACGGAATGGGGCCGGCCGGTCATCATCCACAACTTCACCCCGGATCGGGCTGGCCAGCACCGCGGCGGCGCGGGAATTCTGACGCCGGTACTGCAGCGACTGAAGATGCTGATCAAGTACGACGGCGTCGAGCTCGACGCGGCGATCATCAATGCGATCTTTGGCGCGTACATCACGAGCCCGTTCGATCAGGAATTCGTCGAAGAAGCGCTCAGCGGTGACGGAAAGATCGGCGCCTATCAGGACGGCCGCGCGGAGTTCCACAAGGAGAGGCGGATTCGCCTCGGTGGCGCGCAGCTGACGTCCCTGTACCCGGGTGAGAGCATCGAGACTGTCGCGGCGGCCAGGCCGAACGCCAACTTTCAGGCGTTCGAAGCTGCCATGCTCCGCAACGTTGCGGCCGGCGCCGGCGTGTCGGCGCAGCAGATCAGCCAGAACTGGAGCGACGTCAACTATTCCTCGTACCGCGCTGCGATGCTCGAGGCGTGGAAGACGTTCCATCGGCGCCGGATCAATTTCGCGCGCGGATTCGCGCAGCCCATCGCCAGCGCCTTCGTCGAAGAGTCGTTCGAGCTCGATGACCTGCCGATGCCCGGGGGCGCGATTCCGGAGTTCGCCGAGTGCCGCACGGCGTTCGCTCGAGCGAAGTGGATGGGACCCGGCAAGGGATACGTCGACCCGACCAAGGAGAAGGAGGGCGCCATCATGGGCATGACCGCCGGCCTTTCCACTCTGGAAGACGAATGCGCGGATCTGGCGGGCGCCGATTGGCGCGAGGTGCTGGACCGTCGCGCCGTGGAAATCAAGAAGTACAAGGACCTCGGTATCCCGCTGCCCGCCTGGGCGGCTGGCTCAGGGGCAACGAAAACCGGGCAGTCGCCCGACGAGCCGAAATCCGAATGAACAACCTTCTCCCGCGGCTGGCACAGAAGATGTTCAACGTGCCGCTCGCCATCCATCCACGGAAAGCGGAGATCGTCATCGCCGCTCTTGCCGATCGCCTCGGTGTCGGCCAGATGGTCAGATTGGACGGGTCATCTATCGCGCCGATGGCGATGGAAGACGATGAGTACGGGTTTGCGGAGCCGGGCCGCACGCCGCGGACGGGCTATGACAACGTCTGCGGCGTGGCGGTGATCCCGGTGCAGGGGACACTCGTACAGAAGCTCGGATCGCTGCGCCCCTGGTCGGGTATGTCCGGCTATGACGGCATCCGCCAGAACCTGTTCATGGCGCTGGATGACCCTGAAGTCAAGGCGATTGCGCTGGACATCGACAGCCCGGGCGGAGAGGTCGCCGGCTGTTTCGACCTCGTGGACACGATCTACGGCTTGCGGGGTCGGAAGCCGATCTGGTCCATTCTGAACGAGGCCGCCTATTCGGCAGCGTACGCGATCGCCAGTGCTGCCGATCGCATCGTGGTCCCTCGTACCGGGGGGGTCGGCAGCATCGGCGTTATCTGCGCCCACGTCGATCTCTCGAAGGCTCTTACCGCCGCCGGCGTCAAGGTGACGTTCATCACGTATGGCGAGCGCAAGGCCGATGGGCACGCAGAGATCCCGCTCTCGGAAGAGGCTCTCGCGCGCTTCCAGGCGGACATCGACACGATGGGTGGACTGTTCGTCGATACAGTCGCCCGCAACCGGAATATCTCAGCCGCCACGGTTCGAGATACCCAAGCCGCAACGTTCCTGGGGGCACAAGGTGTCGCCCTCGGACTTGCGGATGAAGTGGCGGCACCAGACGCCGCGTTTCGTGCCCTGATCCAGTCGATCTCGGCCTAAACCACTGCCATAGGACCTTCAAGATGAAGCTCTCGAAGCTCGCGAGCGCGATGCCGTTCGCCCATTTCCTCGGTCTGCCCGCGGCCACGGCGGCCCGGGCGGAAGATGATGACGATGACCGCAAGCAGCGCGACGGCGAGTCCGACGACGACTATGCCAAGCGCATGGAAGAGCAGGACAAGAAGGACGAAGAGTCCAGGTCCGCGCGCGGGGAAGGCGATGATCCGAAAGATCCGGATGCCGAGGACGACGAGGATGACGACGCCGATATGGAAGATGGCGACGACGAGGACAAGAAGGACGACAAGGAAACCGGGAAGCGCGCCGGCCGTGCCCAGGGCGCCCGTCAGCGCGAGCGCGCCCGCTGCGCCGCCATCGTCGCCGCCGGGATCAAGGCCGGTGCGGTGAACCAGGCGTGCGTGTTCGCATTCGACACCACGATGACCTCGAAGCAGGCGATTGCGGCGCTGGGCGCCGCGGCGCTCGACAAGCCGAAGGGGCGCGCGGGTCTCGCGGATCGTATGGCCACCGTCAAGGTGGCCGTCGTCACTCCGCAGGGCGACGCCACGCCTCCGTCGGATGCCAAGGCGCTCGCTGACCGCGCGATCGCTGCGGCCGCCCGGGCCCGCGGTCAGGCCTAACCATTCCCCGAAAAGGAGAAATCACCATGGCACTTTCTGTGAGCACCATCGGGGACAACCCCCAACAACCTGGCATCACCGCTCAGGCCTACGTTCCGGACCAGCTGATCGCAGGCGCGCTGCAGATCGTCACGGATTCGGTGACGATCACGGGTGGCCCGTACAAGCGAGGCGCGGTGCTGGGCAGGATCACCGCCAGTGGCAAGTACACCCTCGCGCTGTCCGCTTCGAGCGACGGTAGCCAGACCCCGGTGGCGATTCTCGCCGACGACGCGGATGGCAGCGCCGGCGATGTCGTCGGCGGGGTCTATCTGATGGCGGAGGTCAACGGCGCCGCCCTCATTCTCGGTGCCGGCATCACGCTGGCAGCCGCCAAGACGGCGCTGCGCTCGGTCGGCATCTTCGTCAAGACGGCTGTCCCGGCCTCCGACCCGACGTAACCGACACACCGCAGCGATAGAGAGAGCCCCCGCACCGCCGGGGGCTTCTTTTTTCCGGGTCTCACAAGTATCCGCAGGGAGCGATCAACATGCCTGGCAATCTGGTTTTCGATACCAACGTACTGATTCAGATGGTCCCCAATCTGAAGAAGTCGCAGAAGTTCCTTCTCGACAAGTTCTTCCCGAACGTGGTCGAGTCCGACACGGAGTTCGTCTCCATCGACGTCGATGTTGGCAAGCGCCGCATGTCGCCGTTCGTGTCGCCCCTGGTCGAGGGCAAGCTCGTCGAGCAACGCCGCTACCAGACGAACACGTTCAAGCCGGCGTACATCAAGGACAAGCGCGCACCGGACCTGCGCAAGCCGGTTCGCCGCATGATCGGCGAGCGCATCGGCGGCGAGATGAACGCCGGCGAACGCGAAATGGCGAACCTGACGTTCGAACTCGAAGACCAGATCGACATGATCGATCGCCGCCTCGAGTGGATGGCCGCGCAGTCGCTGATTGCCGGCTCTGTGACCATTGCCGGCGATGGCTTCCCCACCGTCGTCGTGGACTTCGGCCGCGACGCCGCGCTGACGGTTGCGCTCACCGGCGGCGCGAAGTGGACCGCCGCCAACGTCGCGGCGGGCACTGCGACGCCGTCGGCGAATCTGGAAACGTGGGCGCATGTCATGCTCAAGAAGTCCGGCGGCGTGGCGACGGATCTCGTCTTCACCACCAGCGCATGGACGGCATTCCTGGCGGATCCGGTGGTCAAGGCGGCTATCTGGTATCCGGGTGGCGGACAGGGGAACACGATCAACGTCGGCGCCCAGATCCAGCGCGGCGCGCAGTTCAAGGGGCGCTGGGGCCAGTACGACCTCTGGGTCTACAACGACTGGTACGTGGACGACAACAACGTCGAGCAACCCATGATCCCGGATGGCACTGTCGTGATGTCAGGCCCGGACCTGATGGGCACCCGCGCTTTCGGCTCCGTGCTGGATCCGGCATTCAACTACCAGGCGATGGCGTACGCGCCGAAGACCTGGGTGTCGGAAGACCCGGCGCAGCGATTCCTGCTGATGCAGTCGTCCCCGATCATCATCCCGAGCCGCGTGAACGCCGCCATGGCGATCACCGTCTGCGATCCGGTGGTGAACTGATGGCGGCCGCCGAGAAGGCGGCGCGCGCCACCGTCGCGCGCGGCCGCACAGTCACGGTCGACGGCAAGGACTTCGGGCCGGGCGCGGAAATCACGCTGCCGGTCGCCGAGATCGATCAACTGCGCCGGTCGGGTCATCTCGTGACCCCTGGCGTAGTTGAGCCGCCCCGCGGGGATGGTCCCGTGTTCTCGCCGGAGGACGGGCCCAAGGTCACGGTGTCCTGATGATCGACTGGGACGAGGAGGTGATCGGTCCGCTGATTGGTGTGTTCGGCGAGATGATTCAGTACACCCCGGCCGGCGGGAGCCCGGTGTCCGTCACTGGCATTTTCGACGACGCATTCGCAAAGGAAGTGCTCTTTGATGATGCGACAACGGGCGTGACGGAGGTGTCTGCGGTACTCGGGGTTCAGGTCTCCCAGTTCCCTTCGCCTCCGGCTCAGAACGATCAACTGCAGGTTATTCGGACCGGGTCACGCTTCGTCGTGCGCGAGGTGCGGGTCGACGGGCACGGCGCAGCGAAGCTGCTTCTCAGCCGGATGGAATGATATGACGACGTCCACTGAGATCCGTGAGCTGTTTGTCCAGGCGCTGAGGGGTGCCACGGACGCTGGTCAGGCCGTCTACTCGCCGTTCGATTGGCCTACGTCGCCCGACTCGTATCCGAACGTCCTCGTGCACGCACGTCGGGAGCGGAAGGTCTCGCTCGGGCCGAATGTGCCGCAATTCGATGTGTACGCGACGCTCGAAATTACCGCCCGCACGAAGTCGCCCGCGCTGGTAGGTGACGAGGGTTCGAAGGTTGCGCTCGCCGCCGTCGAACGCCTCAAGGCACAGATTGAAGTCACCCTCATCAACAACCCAGCCATATGGTCTGACCCGGCCGGTGGCCAGCGCGTGGAGCAGTTTGCCTCGGTCGATTCTGAGGTCAACACGAGCTCGGAGGGCGATATGCCGATGGCCGAGCTGTCGATGCAGATCGAGGTGAAGTTTTATCAGGGTCCGGAAGATTTCTATCCGATTCCGAGCGTGCCGCTCACAACTCTCGATCTGAAGACCACGGCTCCTGAGGGCACGCCGCAGTTGGGTCTGACGATCGAATTCCCTCAGTAGGTACCGCGATGAAGATCAAACCAGCGCCGGGATTGAAGGTTCGCGATCCCGTTACGAAGCAGTTCATCGAACCCGGACACGAGGTCGATACGACCGACTTCTACTGGTACGGCCGCCTTCGTGATGGCGACGTGCTGCCCATGGAAGACGAGGCGCCTGCCGAGAACGCAGAAGCGCCGGCAGTGGGAGATGAACAATGACGATGCCCTTCAAGAACATCCCGCAGAACCTTCGCGTCCCGCTCTTCTACGCAGAGCTCGACAACAGCCACGCCAACACCGGCGCGACGACGCAGCGGGCGCTGATCATCGGGCAGATGACTTCGTCGGGCACCGGCGTAGCCAACACGCCGCAGATCTGCCAGGGTGTGAGCGATGCCAAGTCGGTCGGCGGCCCTGGCTCGATGCTGGCACTTATGGCTGCAGCCTATCGCGGGGCTGACCCGTTCGGCGAAGTCTGGTACCTCCCGCTGGCGGACGGCGGTTCATCCCTCGCGGCAGCCGGCGCGGTGGCGTTCACCGCGGCCGCGACAGCAACCGGCGTGCTCTCGCTGTACATCGCTGGCGCACTCGTATCGCTGACCGTCACGCCCACGCAGACCGTAGCGCAGCTCGCGACGGCGCTCGCAGCGGCGATCAACGCGAACACCGATCTTCCGGTCACCGCGGCGGTCGATGGCACGACGACCAGCAAGGTCAACCTGACCGCGAAGAACAAGGGCCTCGCCGGCAACGACATCGATCTGCGCCTGAACTATCGCGGGGCGGCGGGTGGGGAGGTAATGCCCACCGGTCTGGCGGTCACAATCACGGCGATGTCCGGCGGTGCAGTGAACCCCGATCTCACTGCGGGCCTGGCGAACCTCCTCGACAAGGAGTTCGACTTCATCGCCTTCCCGTACACCGACTCGGCGTCGCTCGATGCGATGAAGTCGTTTCTCAGCAGTGTCTCGGGCCGCTGGAGCTGGAGCAAGCAGCTCTATGGGGGCGCCTTCGGGGCAAGCCGCGGCACGCTGGGGACGCTGACCACCTTCGGCTCCGCGCGAAACGATGAGCACATGTCGATCATGGGCTTCAACGATTCGCCCTCGCCGAACTGGATCTGGGCTGCGAACATCACTGCCGCGGTGGCGGTGTCCGCGAAGGCGGACCCGGCGCTGCCGTTGCAGACGCTGGTCCTTTCGCAGGTGCTCGCGCCGCCGCTGGCGTCGCGCTTCCGCCTCGAAGATCGCAACGTGCTGTTGTGGGACGGCATCTCGACGTTCACCGTGGCCAACGACGGGACTGTGGCGATCGAGAATCTCATCACGACCTACCAACTCAACAGCTTCGGGCAGCCCGACGACAGCTACCTGCAGGTCGAAACGCTTCTTACGCTTCAGTTTGTGCTGCGCCAGTTGCGGGCCGACATCACCAGCAAGTTCTCACGCGTGAAGCTGGCGGCCAACGGCACCCGCTTTGCTCCGGGTTCGTCGATCGTCACGCCGAACACGATTAAGGCGAGCCAGATCGCGAAATACCAGGAGCTCGAGTACGACGGCTACGTGCAGAAGTCGGACGTTTTCGCCGAAGCTCTCATCGTCGAGCAGAACGCTTCCAACCCGAGTCGGGTGGACGTGCTGTATCCGGGGACTCTGATCAACCAGCTGCGCATCCTCGCGCTGCTCTTCCAATTCCGCAACAGCTAAAGCGGAGGGGCGATCGCGGATCGCCTCGCACAACAGGAGCAACAGCAATGGCTGACAACACAAACCGTATCGCCGGTACGGCGAACCTGACCGTCGACGGCAAGACGTACTTGCTGGCTGGCGACTTCGAGTACAACCCATCGAAGGTGACCCGTACGACCCTGACTGGACAAGACACCGTCCACGGGTACAGCGAAACGCCGCGGCCTGGCTCGATCTCGGCAACGCTGCGCGACGCGGGCGGCCTGCGCGTGAGCGACCTGAACGGTATGACCAACGTCACGATCGTCGCCGAGCTCGCGAACGGCAAGGTCATCATCGGCCGCAACATGTGGACCGTCGAGGACCAGAACGCGAAGTCCACCGATGCCACCATCGAAACGCGCTGGGAAGGCCCCAGCGTCACGGAGAACTGAAATGGAGCAACCCGAAGAGAGGGTCATCAAGCTGCGCAAGCCCGTTGTTCTCGGCACCGGCGAAAACGCCATGCAATACGACTCGCTTACGCTGCGCGAGCCGACGGCTGGGGAACTGGAGAAGGCCACTTCGACAGCAACCAACAACATCGGCATGAGCATCACGCTGATTCACCTCGTATCCGGCGTTCCGCGTGCGGCGGTGGCCAAGATCGGGCAACGGGACTTGCGGGAGGCAAGCGATTACCTCGGGGGTTTTACCGAGGATGGCCCGACGACTGGTCAAACGGAGTAGCCGAGGTCACGAAGTTTTACCAGTGGGGGCCGTTTGAAGCGTGGTCGCTCCCATTGTCGCGGTTGCTCTGGTGGAGCGACCAGATGAAACGAATGATGGCAGCCAATCCTCTGTAAATGGCCAATCCCTTCACGATCACCATCACTGCCGTTGACAAGGCGACCGCTACGGTTCGCAAGGTCAACCAGTCGATGGCTCGCCTTACCAGCCCGGTCCGCGACCTGAAGCAGTCTTTTGGGTCGCTCGGCCGCGAGCTGGGCATTGACAAGGTGAGCGCTTCGTTCGGGAAGGTCGCGTCGTCGGCGCGTGGCGCAGTGTCGGCTGTCTCTTCGCTGGCGCCGGCGCTTGGCGCGCTCGCCGGCGTGGCGACTGTTGCCGGGATCGCGAGTCTGGCCACCAACTGGGGAAAACTCGGCGCGGAGATCTCCAAGTCCTCCGCGGTCCTGGGCGTGTCGACCTCCGAGCTTCAGGCGTATCAGGCAGCCGCGCGCCTTGCGGGCGGTTCTGCGGAGGATATGACCGGCGCGCTCAAATCACTCGGGGACACGCTCGAAGATGCCAGTTTCAACCGGAACAATCAGGCGCTCATCCTGATGAACCAGCTGGGCATCACGATGACCAAGACGAAGTCTGGCGCGGTTGATGCGACGCGCGCGCTCCGACAGGTCGCGGAAGCGATCTCGAAGCAGAACGGCAATGTCCAGGCACAACGGCTCATCGCACGCACGTTCGGTGTCGAGCAGTTGCTCCCGATGCTACAGAAGGGCGCTGCCGGCATTGAAGCCTATGTCGCGCAGGCGCGTTCTCTCGGAAGCGTGATGAGCCCGGCGCAGATCGCGGCTGCGAACGAGTATGCGCAGAACATGACGAAGCTGGATATTGCTGTGGACGGCCTCAAGCAGTCTATCGGCAACGCGTTGGTCCCCGTTCTGTCGCCGCTACTCGAGCAACTCTCGCAGTGGGTGACGCAGAACAGGGAGCTGATCGCGACGAATGTAGCCGACTTCGTCAAAAGCATCGCCACCTGGGTGAAGAGCGTCGACTGGAAGAAGGTGGGCGACGACGTAGGCGGCTTTGTGGACGCCATCGGTGGCGTGAAGGGTGTCGCGATCGGGCTCGCAGCGATTACGTTCGCTGGACCGATTGCAGGCGTCCTGAGCCTGATCGCGAGCCTCACGAAGCTGGCGACGGTGGCGGCGCCGGCTGCGGCATCCGCGCTCGGTTCGGTGGGTTCTACGGGGCTGATCGGAAAGCTCGGCATCGCTGGTCTGCTGTCGTGGGGCGGACTGAAGGCGGCGAAAGCTGCTGGCCTGCCCGATACCGACTCGGACAAGGGGCGCGACGCCGTTATGGCCGGGGATTGGCTTGGCGCATCCACACGTCTCCCCGCAGGCGACTTTCTGGGCGCGTTGTGGGGGAAGGCGACCGGCAAATCCAATGCCGAGATCGCTGCGAGTATCGGCGGGGCGCCGGGCACTGCGGACGCGATGGCCTATTTCCAGGGCAAGGGCTGGACGAAGGAGCAGGCCTCGGGGATCGTTTCCAACCTGCACGCGGAGAGTGGGCTGCGGACAAACGCGGAGGGTGACAACGGTAAGGCTTATGGTCTTGCCCAGTGGCACCCGGATCGCCAGGCGGCGTTTGCCAAGTGGGCAGGGAAGGACATCAGGAAGTCCTCCCTCGAGGAGCAGCTGGGCTTCGTGCATCACGAATTGACCGAGGGCGCTGAGCGGCGCGCCGGTCAGCGGCTGCGCGCGGCGGGGAGCGCCGCCGAGGCTGGCGAGATTGTCTCCAGGCTCTATGAGCGGCCGGCGAAGGCGGATGAGGAGGCGGCTAAGCGAGCCGCCACGGCCACGCAGCTCGCGGGCAGTGCTCCCATGTCGTCCGTCTACTCGGGCGCACCCGGCGGCCGTGCGGCCGGGACCTCGGGAGGCGGCGCCCAGGGTGGCGGGAAGGTCCTGGTCGAGGTGGTTCTGTCGGGTGCGACACAGGGCGTCAAAGCGAGCTCGAAGGCGAGCGGCAACGTCGAGGCGACCACTCGCGTCCGGGAACCGATGCTGACCGAAAACGTGGTGTGACAGCATGAGTCAGGCAAATATCCTCAACTTCGTTGGCAGCATCGGCGGGGTGGGCGGCGCGTTGTCATCGCTCGCAAGGGCGCTCGGCGGCGATCTCCCCGGTGGCTGGAAGTCGTCGCTGCGACAGGCCTCGTACCGCGGCGTTCCGTTCGCGATCCTCGCGGGCGAAACCACCTTCGGTCGCAAGAATGCTGTCCACCAGTATCCGCAACGGGATGGCGTATGGGTGGAGGACCTCGGACGCGCAGCGAGGGTGTACCACCTGAACGCCTTTCTGGTGGAGAACAGCCTTGTCTATGGCGGTGGTGGAGTCGTCGGGCAGCGCGACCGCCTGATCAAGGCGTTCGAACAGAGCGGAGACGGTGAGCTCGTCCATCCCACGCTGGGCCGGATCAAGGTGTCCGCGCTCGAGGGGCATGCGCTCGAGCGATGGGACGCCGGGCGCTTCTTCGAGCTGTCACTGACCTTCATCGAAGCCGGAGAACGGCGCTATCCGAGCAACGAGACTTCGACGGGGAGCGCGCTTATCCAGGCGGCCGATGCGGTCGATGGCGCCGCCATCGCGGCATTCATCCAGCGCACGGCCGATGCCGTCGCATATGGTGCGGCGGTGGTACAGCAGGCAGTGTCGACGGCGGTGGGCTGGTACGTGGCCGCAGTGGATCTGGTCCACGACGTGAAGCGCTTCTTTGGTGCGATCTCCACGCTGGCCGGCAACTTCGGCAGGCTCTTCGGTGGCGGGAATGCAGGCTACTCAGCCACCAAAGGTGCGCAGCGCAAAGCTTCCTCGGTGGACCAGCTCATCGCCAGTGACGCCGCGGCGAGGACGTCCGTCACGAACGCCGGGGCGAACCTGATCACGGCTGCGGCGAGCGTTTCGGACGGCGCATCTTTCGGCGCGGCCGCGCGCGGCGTCGCTGCTGCACTCGCTGCCTCGGCGGCAGACCCCGCGGACCGCATCCGGCTGCTTTCCTCGCTGGCAAGGGTACAAAGCTCGGATCCCACTTCGGGGGCGTCGATCGGGGCAGCTACGGCAACGATGCAAACCAGCTGCAATACCTTGTTCCGGCGCTTGGCGCTAACGCAGGTCGTGTACGCCGTTGGCGCCTATCAGCCAACATCAGCTGATGATGCGGCCGCCGTCCGTGATGCGGTGGTCGATTTGATCGATGAAGAGATCCTCATGGCGGGTGACGCGGGTGACGACGAGGTGTATCGCGCGCTCAGTGCGGCGAAGCAGGCGGTTGTCGCGGACCTTCGGGCGCGAGGCGGGAATCTCGCTTCGGTGACGACGTTCTCAGTGCCGGCAAGCATGCCGGCGCTCGCTCTGGCGCAGCGGCTCTACCGCGATCCGACGCGCAGTGACGACCTGGTGAAGCAAGCGGACCCTGTGCACCCGGCCTTCATGCCGACGACGTTCAAAGCACTTTCTTCGTAGGCGGGGCTCGATGATTGACGATGTTTCCTCCGATCAGGCAACGCTCCTGCTCGGAACGCAGTCGCGCGAGCTCAAGGGGTGGAAGCAGATCCGAGTGACGCGAGGCATCGAGCGCATGCCCTCGGATTTCAACATCACGATGACCGAGCGGTTCGTGTCGGGCGAAGAAGTCAGCGTGAGCCCCGGTGACGCGTTCCAGCTTCTGCTTGGCGATGACCTCGTCATGACTGGCTACGTGGACACGGTTTCGCCGGCGCTTTCCCAGGGCGAGCACTCAGTGTCGGTGGCGGGGCGCAGCAAGTGCGCAGACCTGGTCGATTGTGCGGCTGAATGGCCCGGTATGCAGATCGTCAACAGCAACATCCAGCAAATCGCAACCCAACTCGCTATGCCTTACACCGGGTTGGGAGTCGTGTGCGACGTGTCGGATATGCCGATGGTGCAGCAGCTGAACATCCTACTCGGTGAGACGCCTTACTCGGTGCTCGAGCGCGTGGCGCGCTATAGCGCCGTGCTCCTTTACGACAATGTCGATGGGGACATGGTCATCACGCGGGTAGGCGATCGTGTTGCCGCTGGCGGCTTTGCTGAGGGCATCAACGCAGAGAGCATTCGTGCGGTGTACTCGAATCTGGACCGCTTCTCAGAATACATGGCCGTTCAGCAGGCGCTCGATATGCTGTCCGACCTCTCTGGCGGGAGCCTGAACGTCATTACCCGGGTCTCCGACCCGGGTGTTACGCGGCGCCGGCAGCGCGTGATCGTTGCCGAAAATCTCAGCGCCGTGGGCATCGAGGTCACGCAGCGGCGCGCGGTATGGGAAATGAACCGGCGCAACGCGCGAGGGAAGATGGTGTCGCTGACAACCGATTCCTGGCGGGATGCCGACGGCGCGCTGTGGGAGCCGAACACGCTCGCCGTTGTGCATGCCCCAACGCTGAAGGTAATCAACGAAACGATGCTGATCGGCTCGGTGACCTATCGTCGCGACGAAACTGGAACGCACGCTGATCTCGTGCTGATGCCGCCAGACGCATTCGCGCCCGAGCCATATCTGCTGCAGCCACAGTTCGCAGATGTGGTCGGCACGGACGTACGGGGGATTCAATGAACGGAGTACTCGAGGCGATTGGCGCACGGGTGCGCATGCTTGTCGGCCGCGGCCGTATCCGGACCGGCGACGATGCCGGCGGCGTCCAGAAGCAGCAGGTCCAGATGGGCGGTACCGAGACGGGTGACAACCGTGCGCGGGTGGCGGAGTTCGGCTTTACGTCTATGCCGCCTCCCGGGACAGACGCGGTCGTGGTGTTTCTCGGCGGCGATCGCTCCGCAGGCGTGATCGTAGCCACGAATCATCAGGAGTCGCGCCCGCGCAATCTCAAGGCAGGCGAGACGGCGATATATAGCCTCGACGGGAAGATCGTCTATTTGTCGGCCGCCGGCATTCGCATCGATGCGAAGGGGCAGCCCGTTGACATCTCGAATGCATCGGTAGTCACCGTCGATGCCACGCTTCTCCGCTGCACGGGTGACATCCAGGACAACTTCGAGACGAACCCTCACACCATGGCGGAGATGCGCCAGATTTTCAACACCCATGACCACGACGTGCGGAACGTCCAGAGCGGCGGCAGCACGGTTACGTCGGATCATCCCAATCAGACCGAATGAGCGACATCACAACGGTATGGAACGTCAGCCGGTCCCGCGGTGAGTGGGTACTGGACGGCGCCGCGCTCCGCACGGGGAGCGATCTTGCCACCGCCATCCTCCTTTCCGTGTTCACGGACCGCGTGGCGAACCCGGATGACGAGATCCCAGATGGCTCGGGCGACCCGCGCGGGTGGTGGGGGGATGAGGGTGAGGCGGTGCCGATCGGCTCCCGTCTCTGGCTGCTCGAGCGCGCCAAGCAGAACGACGACACGCTGCAGCGTGCCCACGACTACCTCACCGAGTGCCTCCAGTGGCTGATCGATGACGGCGTCGTGGCCAAGTTCGACATCCTGGTGGAATGGACCAGGAAGAGCTTCCTCGGCGCGCAGCTGGTTGCCTATCGACAAGACGGCTCCACGGAGGCGCTTGCCTTCTCGTGGGTCTGGAACGGGATTTCCTGAGATGCCATTTGCCCGACCGACATTGACGCAGCTGCGGACGACCGTGGCTGCTGACATCGCTGCCAACCTTGTGGGCTCGGATCCGCAGCTTCGATTCTCCAACCTCAAGGTCATGGGAACCGCGCAGGCGGGCCTCGCGCATCTGCATTACGGGTACCTCGACTGGATCGCCAAGCAGGCGGTACCTTATACGGCCACGGGTGAATTCCTCGAGGCGTGGGGCGCCCTGAAAGGCGTCTACCGCAAGGACGCAGCCGCCGCTGGCGGGAGCGTGATCCTCGTCGGTGAGGCCGGGCGGACGATTCTCGCCGGCGCAAAGTTGGTGCGCGGCGACGGCGAAACGTACGTCGTGCAGGCGTCGGTCAACATCGGCGTTGATGGTACGGCGACCGTCGTGGTGATCGACCAAGCTACGGGAGCGCAGGGTAACTGCGTTGCCGGTACCGTGATGACGCTGAGCATGCCGATCGACGGCGTGCAGGCAAACGGCACCGCGGCGACGGCCTTCACGGGCGGTGCCGATGTCGAGCTCGACGACGACTTCCGTCTGCGGGTCCTGGACGCTTACCAAAGCCCGGCGGAAGGGGGCAATGCAGACGACTACGTGAAGTGGGCCAAGGAAGTGCCCGGCGTGACGCGCGCATGGGTGGCTCGCAACGGCTTCGGCGCCGGTACCGTTGTGGTCTACACGATGTTCGACCAGGCTAATTCGGCAGGCGGGGGCTTCCCTGCCGGATNGGACGGCGTTGCGACGCTGGAGAACCGGTCGGCAGTGAAGGCGATCGGCGACCAGCTGATCGTGGCGAATGCGATCTTCCCGAAACAGCCGGTGACGGCGCTCGTCTATTCCGTCGCGCCGATCGCCAGTCCTGTGAACTTCACGATCACAGGGCTCTCGGCTGCAAGCAGCGCCACACGCGCGGCGATTCTGGTCGCGATCGCGGATGTCATGTTTCGCAAAGGCGTGCCCGGCGGGACGATCAATCTGTCCGACATCAATTCGGCGATTGCTGCGGTACCGAATACGGCGGGGTGTGTGATCGCCGCGCCGGCGGCAAACATCGTCACTACAGCTGGGCATCTGCCGACGGTCGGCACCATCACGTACTTGTGAGGCGATGAATGGGTGCTCCAGTTCTATTGGCAGCGGACTTCCTCCGAGCCTTCCAGTCTCTCCTTCCGCGTGGGCGGGTATGGGACTCCGATTCGTCGTCCGTACAGGTCAAGGTACAGGCGGGCCTAGTGGCCTCTTACGAAGCGCAGACCGCACGAAGCAACTACCTGCTCGTGGATGCGTTCCCTGGCACGACGTACGAGCTGCTTCCTGAATGGGAGTTGACGCTGGGATTGCCTGATCCCTGCGCGGGGGAGGCGCCGTCTGTCCAGGTGCGCCGACAGCAAGTTGCCGCGCGGCTTTCGAACGCCGGCGGGCAATCCGCGGCCTACTACATCGGTTTCGCGCAGAGGCTTGGGTACGGAATAACCGTGACGAACTATGCGCCGTTCCGCTGCGGCCAAAGCACGACCGGCCAACAGCTCGGGAACCAGGACTGGTTTTTCACGTGGTCGATCAATGCGGCGCTCAACACCGTCGTACGGTTCGCCGCCGGGCAGTCCGCCGCTGGCGATCCGCTCGCGAGCTGGGGTAACGAGGTTCTCGAATGTGAAATGAGTGCGGCGGCGCCCGCCCACACGATTCTGCAGTTCCACTACGCATGAGGTCACATGTACCAGATTGATAACGCGACAGCAGCGACCAGCCAGCCAGCCTCGACGCCTGCCGGCACCGCGGGTTTTTTCACCGATGGCAACCCCGCCACCAACTTGCCGGCCACGATCCTTCCGGCCGAATGGCTGAACTCGGTGATGATGGAGTTGGTGAACCTGGTTCTCGCCGGTGGGCTCACACCCCAGAAGAATTCGTTCAGCCAGGTCACCAGCGCGGTCAAGGCGATCGGCAGGCAGCGCGTCATTCTCACCGACACAGGGGTTGCGAACGCATACGCGGCAACGAACACACCCGCGTATGTCGTTGGCACGTGGGTCGATGGAGTGGTCCAGTTCGTGAAGATAGCGAACGCCAATACGGGGGCCTCCACTTACTCGCCGGATGGCCTGACCCCTATTCCCATCTATGGCCTGAATCTGACGCCGTTGCAGGGTGGAGAACTGCGTGCCAACTGCGTGGCGACGCTGGTCAAGGCCACGATTGCTGGCGTCAATGGTGGCAATCCTGTCGCCGTGCTGCTTCATTGCTACGGGGCACCACTACAGGTCTCCGCACCCAGCCAAGGCAACCATGCGGTGAACCGCGCAGCAGGTGATGCGCGATGGGCTGCGTTGTCTGGTTTGGCGACGCAGGCTTTTGATGTGGGACCGCCCACGAATGGAGCGAGCGCCGTAAATTTGAATGAATTTTTCGCGTCTCTTACCTCAAACGGCTGCGTAAAAATTCCTGTCATTGCTGGAGGTGTCAAGCGGACGCTCATCATTCAATGGGGATCACTGGCTGCCGTGCCAGCCGGCGGCGGCGCGGGCTGGACGTTCCCGCTCGCATTCCCTAATGCATATCTTGGCGGCGTAGCCGGTTTTACGAATTCCGGAGGTATCAGTGGCTCTGCTGCGGGGGGCATCGGGTTGGCTACGCTAACAGGCGCAACGCTGTTCAATAACGGTAGCTCTGGAGCATCGCAGATCTCCGCAATTGTTTTGGGATGGTGAACATGACCTGGAAATTCTCGGCAGCTACGAACGGCTTCTATCCTGCGGACTCCCTTGACGACTATCCCTCCCTTCCGGAGGATCTAGTCGATGTCACGGCTGAACAATACGAGGCTTTGCAACTGGCACAAAGTCGCGACGGTCTGCGAATCGTTGCAGATCAGAAGGGAAATCCTATCGCATGCGAAAAACTGCCTCCGACTCCAGAGGAGTTGCAGCAGATGCGTGACGTGCTATTGCAGATCGCAGCATTGCGAATCGCTCCGCTGCAAGATGCAGTCGATATTGGCGATGTCACTTCGGCGGAGCAGGCGCGGCTTCTGGCTTGGAAAAAGTATCGAGTTGTACTTAACAGGCTGGATTTGACGGCCGCGCCCGTAGTTTGGCCAGACGTACCTTCGTGAGCCGCTACACGCTTGGGCGCAAACGATCCTATTGTGGGGTCTGTTACAAAAAGTGAGATAATGTTCGAAAAACGGTATCTCACAAAAAATGCGAAACAACACCTTGAGCGGGACCTTTGTGTCACGCACTGCACGGATCGGCACACTGGATATTTACAAGGGGCTAGCGATTCTGCTTGTGGTGGTTGGGCACCTTGCGCAGTCGGCCACTCCGGACTTCGACAGGAGCTTGCTATTCAAAGGCATATATATGTTTCATATGCCCCTATTCTTCTTCGTTTGCGGCATGGTCTACTCCCTTAAGGGAAGCGGACTAAGTGCCAAAGGGCTGGGTGAGTCAGTAGGGAAAAGGGCACAGCAGCTTCTATTGCCATTCTTCGCCTGGTACGTCGTTGGGTATTTCATTACAAATTCACAGTTGCCGTTCGGCCAGTACATGGTTAGGTTATGGAAATCCCCCGACTATGGTTTGTGGTTTCTGTGGGTGCTTTTCGTTTTCTCTTGCGTAGCGGACTGCGGGCGCTTCTTCGCGGTAGCGACTCGCATTCCCTTGTGGATATTTTTGATTCTGGCTTGGGCGGTTCTGTTTCACCTCAGGACCGACCACTCCGCCTTAGGCATTGGGCTAATTGCGTACCACATGCCATTTTTTGTGGCCGGAATCTTTCACAAAGAAATGCGCAATGCTGTGTCAGAGTCATTTGCGAAGCCGTTCATCGCGGCCTGTACGTTGGCTTTTCCCGTGCTTGCATATCAATGGGATCGTGTTCACCCGCCTGAGGTTGGTCTGGCGCTTCAGAGCGCGTATTCGTTGCCAATGCCGGCCGGCACTTATTCGCTCTATCTGGCTCTGGGGTATGCATACCAGATTGTCCCGGCGATCGTTGGTATAGTTGTGTTCTTTGTCGGTGCTCGGGCATTTACTGCGACAGGCGGGGCTGATCCAAGGCTTACAAGAATATTGTCCTTTGTTGGGCAACGGACACTCGAAATCTATGCGATTCATTTCTACATGATTCAGTTTGCCTATTTCAATGCTAGTCCACTCATGAACGGCTTGGTATCTTTGATTATGGCAACGCTTCTTTCTATATTAATCGCAGACTATCTACTGAAGCCAAATAAAATCGTCGCGTTTATTATGTTTGGTAAGAGGTGAGTTGTTACCAATAGCTCATTTCTTCGCTGGTTTTGTCGTCTAGGCCTCGTTTCCACGCTTTGTGGTACCGCGTTCCCTTGGGGTGAGGATTCTTCTCGCCCGTGTCGAACGCTTCGCGACCCGCGTCGTAGGCTATCCTTTCATAGCCCGATGCGGGCGGTGGATCGACTTCCAGCCATAGGCACGAACGATTCCAAAGAGCCTTGAGAGCATTAAACACGTTAATGGCTTGGCATGCAGCGTAGCGGTGAAGAACCGTAGTCTACCGTAACTCAAATCCCAGCTTTCTCTATGACAGCCCGCCTTGTGCGGGCTTTTTTCGTTTCTGGAGGCTACATGGACAAACAGACATTCAAGCTGGCCAGCGGCCTGACGCAGTCGATGGCCGACCGGTGGTGGCCGCATGTCGACGCGGCGTGGGGCGGGTACGGCATTGATACGCCGGCGCGCCAAGCCGCATGGCTTGGCCAGATCGGCCACGAGTCCGGCGGCTTTATCTACACGCGAGAGATCTGGGGTCCGACCGCTGCCCAGCTCCGCTACGAGGGGCGCGCAGACTTGGGCAACACGCAACCGGGCGACGGCAAGCGCTATTTGGGCCGCGGCCTGATTCAGATCACCGGGCGCGCCAACTATAGGGCGTGCGGTGCGGCGCTCGGTGTCGACCTCGAGGCCAGCCCAGAGCTGCTGCAGGGCGACGCGCTGGCCGCGCGCTCGGCATGCTGGTTCTGGCAGCGGAAGAACCTGAACGCGCTGGCCGACGCCGGCGACTTCGAAACGCTCACCCGCCGGATCAACGGGGGTACGACCGGGCTGGCCGACCGGCAGGAGAGGTGGGCGCGCGCCAAGAGCGCAATGGGTATTCAATAATGCCGCGGCAGCGGTTACCGGGGTCGACAAATGAATGAAGAAGTAATCGTGGTAGCAAAGGTCGGCGGCGCAGCTGGGCTGGGCGCGGCAATCGCATTGAAGTTCATTCCGGGGAACTGGTGGCAGCGCGGCGTCTCGTTCGTGGGCAGTATGGGCGTTGGCTGTCTCGTCGGCGGCGCGGCAGTGGAACGCTTCGGCCTCGTGCCGGGCAGCTACACCCACATGCTGGCGGTGGCCGCTTCAGCGGTGTTCGGTTTGGCGATCGTCAACAACGGGATGCAGCAAATCCCGGAGTGGATGAACGCGGTCCGCCGCCGCTTCATCGGGAGCTGAGATGCAGACGATTAACCTGTTGGCAAACGCCATCATCTTCGCCGGATCGATCTGGGCCGTGCTCACGCACAAGGTGCCGAATCGCACGGGCGGCGCGCTGATCCTGCTGCTGGTGAACTTTGCAGCCTTCGGCAACATGGTGTCGCCCTGGTCTTGCCACAGCGACCCGGAGGTCGCATTGAATGCAGCGGTCGCGCTCGGTGTGATGTGGGGTGTGTGGCGGTTGGAGTTGCGGCACCACTGGAGGTCACATGAGCCTTCTTGATCCGCGTGTCTGGCTGGTGGCGGTCTTTGGGATGGCGCTGGCCTATGGGGGAGGGCGGTGGCAGCAATATGCCCACGACAAGGCCGTCTACGCTGCTGAACGCACGAAGGCGGCGCTGTCCGCCGCCGTCGACCAGGTTAAGGCAACCGATCGTGCACGAGCAGAGGAACAACGCCGCACGGCGGCACAAACGGAGATCGCAAATGTTGCGAAACGAGATGCGGACACTGCGCACGCTGATGCCCGCGCTGCTGGCGATGCTGCTGACCGGTTGCGGCAGCGTGTCGACCAGCTACTTGCAGTCGCCCGATCCGCCAAAGATTCCGGGGTTGCCGGCGGTAGCCAGGGTCAGCAAGGTGGAGACCCCCTCGATGTGCTCATCGACGTGCTCGGCCACGCC